CCCCTCAACACCTGCACGTCGTGCAGCAATTTGCACCAAAAGATGGTGGGAAATTGCGAGTATGGCCCAGGAGGACAAAGCCCCCATAGGTTGACCGACAGCGTAAAAGACAGGCTCTTTGGCCAGATACCAAGGTCGCGCTACAAGTAACGCAGCCCAATTCGAGGCCCAAGGCACATTGAGTGCCTCAAGGACTTGAATTTGGAACGCAATAGGAAGTCTATCCGTTGCAGCTGAGAGATCATAAGAAAAGACCTTCGAGCCCGAGGCGCGGACATACGCTATAAGACGCTTAGTTGGGGCCAATTGATCAAAGGTCCCATCTTCAGGGAGGAGTTTCAGGATGTCAAACAAAGCAGAATGGAGGAGCAAGTAAAACCTGCGTCCACCAATCTGTAATTGCTACAACCCGAACCTTCCCCCGAGCCTCAAATAACGTTGCCAGCTTCCCCAGGCGAGAAGGAAACTTCTTACTCACCAGTAACAATGGAACAACCGGTAAGGAAACCAGTACTGTGAACAAGTTCCAAGTTAGTAATACCCACGCCCCTTGAGCCCATGCCACAGCCACCCAATGGAACCACACAAGTGGAAACCGAAGGAAGGCTAAAGCATCGAGACCAGAGGACCAGGTTGCGCGCTTGAAATTAGGTCCAGCACTCTCCGAGAGGTATGTCCACGAGACTTTCACAAGTGAAAGACCTCGGGGTAACAGACCTACGGCCTGACCCACTTCCCATGCGGCTAGTGTGGCCGCCGAACCTGAGAAGGGACCAGTAATGGTCTCTATCTTTAGGTTAGGGCGGCAGCCGATCACTCTGTAAACCGAAAGGATAGTCAGAGTTACGCGAATCACCACCAGTGCATATGCATGATCTTCACCTCGAATGAGGAGGAAAATCTTACGTAGGCACGAGGGGAGAATCGCGGGTAGGCCATATCGAGTTAGTCGGACACGCACAGTCGGATTTGACTCTACGTACGGCTGCTTTCCAACCCACAACACAATGATACGACTGATCAAGGCCAAGTACTGGGAAAGCCAAAGGCTCCCGTTCGTTGACCACAATCGGAGAATATCATTATGGAGTGGAAGGAAACAAGTCCCCCAAAGCCCTCGCAGACCTATTAGCCAGACTGGTAACATCATGAAGACCCGCAGCTCGCGCTGTCGGATCCACCGGGTGTTACTCGTTGACCGAGATTGCGTTGATTTGTTCTTCATAATTTGAAAACATATTCTTCGTAGTCGGTCTCCATCACTGGAGCGGTCCAAATAGGAGTACCCTGTCTTAAAGACATACAGTGATAGAGGGTGTACGTTAACACCATTAGCCAGACCTCAGTACCGCACAATGCGCCTACTGATGTCCCCAATCGGGCGCGATATTATCACATCCCTGAAAGAGGCTAGTGTGGGGCTCCTGGCAGAACTGCATGGTCCAAAGTAGAAACTAATCTAGTCTGGGGCCACACATGAACGGTGAGCAATGC